CACGCGATATCTGTCGCAACAGCAAGAGAATTCATTGATGAACATCTGGTAAGCTGTCCATGAATACAGTCGATACCATCATCTCCGAAATGCAAAAGGCAAAGCGGCCCAGTGAATACTGGGCTCGCTCTGCCATCAGTTTCCCAGAGTTATCAGTAGCCAAGATGGTTATGCAGAGGAACGGTCAATCTGTATTCGACCACACAATGAGGGTGATAGACACTCTGGAGACACAAAACCCCATCACTTTGCTGTCTGGCTTATTTCACGATCTCGGCAAATGTTACTCAGAGAGAAATCCTGGAGATAGTGGTCCAAAATTCCCAGGACATGATGCAGAATCTGTTGTTATCGTGTTACGTGTACTTCCTGAGTGGGGAGCTACAAATCACTTGATGGCACGAGTAGCGAGACTCGTGGGTACCCATATGTACGACATCACGCAAAGCATGTCAGAACGCAGGATTCGACAGTTTGTGGCAACAGTAGGAGTAGATGACATCGACAACTGGTTTGTGTTGAGGTTGGCAGACGCATCAGCATACGCAAACTCAGTTAGATATTGTAAGAGGTTCATAAAACCATTCAGAACTAGGGTAACAGAATACGTTAGAGGTTTGCCGAAGAACAGCGAACCACTGGTGGACAACGGCGGGGGAACGGGAAGGATACAGTTTGAAGGGGGAGATGTCTAGTGAATATTGAGCTATATAGTCCACAGGGATTTGCGTTGAAAATCTTCCAAGATAGATACGCAATCCATCCAGAAGAGACATTTGCTCAAGCCTGCGAGCGAGTAGCGAGGACCATTTCTGACGCAGAAATGGGCGCAAAGCGAGACGAATATTACCAGAGGTTTCTTGATATTCTACAGACGAATCGGTTCTCTCCTGGTGGTCGAATCTGGAGGGGGTCTGGGAGACCAAGGGGTCAACTTCTAAACTGCTTTGTATGGACAGACGACCTAGACTCAAGAGAAGGGTGGGGAGATGCACTCAGAGCAGTTACCATTATATCTGGAACAGGTGGCGGTGTCGGAATCAACTTTTCTAAGGTGCGTCCAAGAGGTACGGCAATCCGTGGTACGGGGGGTGAGGCTACCGGAGCGGTTAGTCTCATGCGATGTATCAACGCGGTCTGTAACGAACTCAGAGAAGGCGGGGGACGTCGTAGCGCACTTATGTTCTGTCTTAAGTACGACCATCCAGACCTTATGGAGTTTCTAGAAGCCAAATTGGACAACAACGAGTTGAATAATGCCAATGTTTCAGTATGTATCGACGATGCTTTTCTGAAATTGCTAGACGAACAAGGTGATGTGGTTTTCAGATGGCATGGCGAAGAGAGGGGAAGAGTATCTGCCCAAGAGATCTGGGACAAGATCGTAGCTCATGCCTGGAAGAGTGGAGACCCAGGCGTTCTCAATATAGGTCTGGCGAACGCTATGAATACAGTGTCGTATAGACAAGATGTCGTGAGCACTAATCCATGTGGTGAGATATGGATGCCACCATATGATTGCTGTTGTTTGGGTGCTGTCAATCTTCACACGCATGTCCGAGATGGAGACGTAGACTGGGATCTCCTGGAAGAAACTGTCGCCATGAGCGTTAGGTTCCTCGATGATGTGTTAGACCAGAACAATTATCCTTTGCCGATTATACAGGAAACATGTCAGAAGTACAGGAGAATCGGACTTGGAGTAATGGGACTCCATGACATGTTGTTGGAACTCGGTCTAAAATATTCGAGTAAAGCAGCCAGGGAAGTGGTCAACAAGGTTATGAATTTCATCAAGAAACAAGCATATCATGCGAGCATAACACTGGCAATAGAGAAAGGTGCATTTCACGCTTTCGATGTAGACCAACACACAAAGACCGGCTTTGTCAAAAAGTGTCTACCTCGTAGGCATCATAGACTCATTAGAGAACATGGTATCAGAAATTGTGCCTTGCTTACAATTGCTCCGACGGGAACAATCGCAATTGTGGCTGGATGTTCCTCTGGAATAGAACCATTGTTCCAGCCAATCTATGAAAGACACTTCAATAGACACAAGGACATGCACGATGAAGGACAGAGGGATAGAAGCTCAGAAGTTGTTGTGCATCCATTGTTGGTGAAGTTCCTCAAGGCTCGCAAATCTACCAGGCACTTCCAGGGAGCGCATGAAATTACTCCAGAAGATCACCTCGCAATGCAAGCTATCTGCCAGGCACACATAGACAATTCGATTTCCAAAACCATCAATCTGCCCGCAGATTATCCAGTAGATCAACTATCTAATGACATGAGGAGACACATGGGGGAACTCAAAGGTATTACGGTTTACAGAGATGGCAGCAAGGGAGAATCACCCTTGGTTCCACTCCCGTTGGCTGATGCAAAGAAGCATCTAGACAGAATGGAAGAGGAAGCCTCGGTCAACGATTGTCCGAGTGGTGTTTGTGATTTACCGAAAGGTGGTAGTTAGAAATGGCGAACAAAAAGCCAGAAATTAGCGAAGAGCTACAGAGTGTCATCAAATTGATCAGGAAAAACGAGAAGGGAACACTGGAGGGTACTCTTCGGGACGTTGTGGCTACAGAACTAGACATTTCTGTATGGAAAGCCAGAAAGCTGATCACTCAGGCCCAGACCGTGCTCGATGGTATACCGAAGGTTGGTATGGACCCAAATGAACCACTATTCAGAACAGAAGTAGCAAGGCGACTCAAGCGGGCAACTACTGTAGCCAAGATAGCAAAAGAGATGCATGCGACTCCAGAAGATGTTTCTGCCGTAATCGACGACATGGAAGAACGTGGCTATATCATTATGAAACGCGGCAACACCATCCAACTCGGCAAATCTGCAGAGCGAACATCTACAGGCATCGTTATCAAAAATCATTTTCACACCGAACCAATCTCTTTCGGTGTTATAGCGGACATGCACCTTTGTAGTAAAAAAGAGCGACTAGATGTGATGGAAGCAGCATACGACGAATTTGCCCGCAGAGGTATCACAGCCGTATTCTGTCCTGGCAATTACATCGACGGAGAAGCAAGATTCAATACTCACGAACTCTTAGCTCACGGCATAGCCGATCAGTGTCAGTATGCGATCGACCACTGGCCTTCTCGCCCAGGAATCACAACCTACTATGTAGACGGAGACGATCACGAAGGTTGGTACCAGCAGAGAGAGGGTCTTGAATTCGGTCGTTACCTTATGCTAGAAGCACGAGCCCAAGGCAGGGACGATCTAGTCTACTTGGGTTACATGGAATCTGATTTTGTCTTAGAGGCCCCAGAGGGCCGAGCTATAGTCAAGGTTATCCATGCTGGTGGCGGTAGTTCGTACGCATTCTCATATGCCAGCCAAAAGCTGGTTGAATCATTCCAGGGTGGGGAAAAACCCGCTGTTTGTATTATCGGCCATTACCATAAGCAAGAATATTGTTTCCCACGCAATGTTCACTGTGTCCAAGCTGGCTGCACACAAGACCAGACAAACTTCATGAGAAAAAGGAAGTTAGCAGCACACGTAGGATTCTCTGTGGTTACTCTCCAGCAAGACATCAAAGGAAGTATCACCAGATTCTGCCCAGAATTTTTCCCATTCTGGGATAGGGGGTATTATCTCAATCGAGATGGCATCGGGAAAAAGCTCCAGGGCAAAGGGTAAGATATGGGAAAGATAGAGCAAACATACGCATGGAGCGAATCTAGAGTAAAGTGTCTTAGGGAGTGTCGATGGAGGTACTTCCTGACATATCACCTTGCGTGGGAGGGATGGATGGCTAGTGCTCCCCAGGACAAGAGGCGAGCCTACATGTTGAAAAACATGACCAATCTTCCCATGTTTGTTGGCTCTGTCGTACACGACGTAATTGAAGATTTGATCAGAGTAGGTCGCCAAACGGGAGAATGGCCGACCCTAGAACAAGCACAACACGATGCCGTTCAGGCTTTGCGAAAAGGGTGGAAACAGTCAACAGAAAAAAGATGGCAAGCAAGCCCTAAGCAAAATGTCAATCTTGCGGAACACTTCTACCAGGAAGATATCGATCAAGGCAGGGTTGATTCATACAAGGCGAAGGTCCTTGCGTCCCTAAAGGCTTTGTATGATATGCCTCTGTTCAAGATTATCATGGATCTTAGGGACGAAGACTGGTTGTCCCTAGAAGATTTCCAAAGATTCCAAATGAAAACGGGAGAGGAAGTCACGGTTAAAATCGACTGTGGTTTCCGCTACGCCGGGAAGGTATATCTCCTGGACTGGAAGACTGGGAGGGTGAGCGATAGTGTTATTGATCAACTAACAACATACGCGATGTACGCACTCAAGCAGGGATGGGCAAAGTCGCCAGACGACATAGTGATTGTGCCTGTGTATCTTGCAGCATACGCGGAGATGGGGGAACAAGCGACTCCTCACCTGTGTGTAACGATGGATCACATGAGAAGACAGGCGGGCATTATACAAAGAGAATACCCATTGTTAACAGAAGCATTTGCGAACAAAGACAACCCTTCTGCTTTTCCAAAAACTGACAATGAACATGCTTGCGAAAGATGTTTCTTCAGGGATATGTGTACTGGTGCTCAAACAGAAATTGAGGAAGGAGTCACTCCGTTCTGATGGAAGGAACACTTTATTTTGATGGTGGCGTTCGAGAGGGTGTTTGTGCATATGGGTGGTTGCTTTGTGATGTTGAAGACGAGGCACACGTCATCGCGTCCGGTCAGAGAACATGCGGTGTTGGTTCTTCCAATATAGCAGAGTATAGAGCTTTGATTGCGGGCCTACAAGGCAGTCTTAGTGCTGGTGCCAGCGTCCTCCATATCTCCGGAGACAGCCAACTAATCATCAAGCAAGTCACAAAAGTGTTCAAGGTAAATAAACCAGAACTCAAGAGACACAGAGACCGTGTGCTAGAATTGCTTGAGCAGCTAGAAGATTACACAATCAAATGGATACCACGAAGAGAAAACAAACGAGCAGATGCTTTGGTCAACGAAGTATTCCAACGGAGGAGTGGAAAATGTTCTCGCAAAACCAGAAAACAACAGCGAAAAGATATGCGACGTCGGCAATAATCCTTTGTTGTCTTGCAGCAGGGTGTGTATCTCCCGAGGCTATTAAGACGGAGGTTGAGACAGAAATTAAAGCGGAGATCCAAGGTGTCAAAAACGACATGGGCGAGCTTGAGAAGGTGGTGGAACAAAAGGCCGATAATACTGTAGTTGCCGAACAGGTAGATGAGATCAACAACAAAATCGAACAAACCACACAAGTCGCGGAAGAGTTGTCGGTCTGGCGGAAAAGCATAGAAGCTGAAACCATCAATTACGGAGGTGCAGGCTGGGTTGTTCTCGGCACTGCTATCATGGCATGTATTTTCTTAGGCACTGGTTTGCTTCTGGTTCGGGCGTTTATGAGACGTGGAAGAATGTTGACCACGCTGACGGGGGCGATAAAGAGCGCTGGCGATTGGTCTCCAAATGTGGTTAAGACTATCAAGATGGAGCTTGAAACAGCAGTGAAAGAAGGTAAGTGTCGGGAACAAGATCGCAAAGACATTGGACATTTCGCAAAGAAAAACGGCACTTTTGCGGAACAAGGCGGCAAGTCGGAGGTATAATGAAGTATGCCAACGTACGAATATGAGTGCAAAGCCTGTGGTCACAAATTCGACGCATTTCATGCGATGTCAGCAGAACCGCTAGTGGATTGCCCAGAGTGTTCGAAACCAGAACTAATTAAGCTGATAGGGATGGGTGCGGCAGCAATCGTACGAGGGACAGATACCCCATGTCATGGGGGCCGTGGGGGCAAGACGACAAAGAAGCAAAAGATGAGCCCTAAAGGCAAGGATCGATTAGGCGAAGGGAAAAACAAGGGTGAGAAACCCTTCTGGAGAGATGGTCCTGTCAACAAGGACATACTCAAAGATCCAGAGAGATACATCAAACGCGGGGAGGTAGGATGATGGACAAATCGGAAATCAACACAGGCCGTCGGAACAAGGAAGACGTAGAACTGAAGGGACTGCAAGATCGCGGTATTGTGAAACTACAATGTGCTGACTGTTCTGCGGACCTATTGGTTCTGCAGATGACCTCCATAGAAGGCCAGGATAGCGGTGGTGTTCTGACTCGCGTTGTGGTGAATTGCCAATTGTGTGGCGGTCATTCGTATGTTAGACAAATTGTCGGTCGCTTCCATCCAGGAGCACCGAGCGATGATATGGCATTCGATGTGATGGAGCCAGAAGAGGACACACCAGACGCTGACGTCTTTTTCAAGGCGTGGAAAAAATGACACAGACAGTCATAGACATCAATGGGACACCCCACAAAGTTGAACCGACAGAAGTCCTGTCCTTCGATGTGTTGGCAAAAAGCGTTGGACAACGTCGCTTTGTACTAGCATCAAACGACGGAGACTTGTTCGATCCGACAAATACTAACAACAAAATCAAAGAGAGAGATAGGGAGCGAGGGGGTCAATTTTGGAGACTGAGATCGTGTAGTCTAGAATGTTATGCTAACTATGTCGCGTTTCTGCGGAGCAAAAATAGGACGCCATATCTAGTGGCGGAACGGAGGTACAGGAATGACTTTTGAAGAATTTGCCACTGATTTTCTGGCTTTCTTGGATTCATCCAACGTGAACTTAGGACGAAAAGGCACGAAGACTAGAGAGGCTTTTCTTGCCCAGGCAGAGAAGCGATTCCGTACTTTTGGCGATGATCACCAACTTGTTGTAGAACAGGTGGGAGACCAGAGCGAGAAGGACAAGGTTGAGCCGCCGACCGACCCACTAGAGGGTAAGGTGATGAGAATCAAGCCAAGCGATCCTCGCCGGGCTCTCGATGTCGGTAAGGGCGTCCATGCGATGACGCCATCTGAGTCTGCTAGAGCGGACGAACAACTCAATCGTTCTCCGTACGTTGGGAGACAGGCTAACGATGACTAAGAACGACCAGACACTTGCCTTTGCGGCAACAAAACAAACCCCATCGATACGCTTCCTAGCATCTTTGTCAGATGGGAGAACCGTCATTCAAGATAACAGACCTGGCGCAAGACATGCATGGGCCAGACTAGCAGAATGGTTAAAGGTCAACAGAGATATATCCATCACTGAACTCAGGCTGCAAGGACCCAATGGTGTAGACATCAAAACGCCAGCCAACCAACCAGGATATTTCTTTGGACAAAAGAAGAATGGTGTGTGGGGCGGCGCTCAATTCGATTATATAGGCATAGGATACTACAACGGTCAGGACGTACCGGTGATATGGCACCGCATACCTGGATTTGATCACTCTTTTACAGAAATTCGAGATATTGCGAATGCTGGTTTCTTCCTTGTGCAGAACCCAAATGGCGATTAGAAATCAACCCAAAAGCGATAAACATCCATATGCTTCTCCAACCACACCTGGGCTTTTCGTAGCTTTTCGTGACTACGTAATCGAATTGGTATGCCTCAACCACAACCCCAAACTCGGACCAAGATTTTGGTCAGACAAAGGCTATTGGGCAAAAAAGTATGGACGTGAGATTCGCGGCGTGAGCAATATTGGGAAACAACTTGATATCGAAGACACATTGACCCAGACCGCTGTTGTTGAAACGATCAAGGAACGTCGTATAAAATCCCTATCCGCTACAAAAACCGTTGCAATGGTAGTACGAGTAACCAAACAAAAGATGCAACAGATAACCGAGACAAGACAAAACTTGGCACAGAAGGCCCCTATCAAGCCAGTAGACAGTAAAAAGAATTCTACGTTTGTGGATACGGGAACAAGAAACAGACTATCCAAAATACGGAACGCAGAGAATGGCTAAACGAAAAAACAAGATAGAACCAGAATCTTTGGATGCATTTCTCACCAGGATACATGGAGAAGGCATCATGGCCACTGCCGCAGAGGCTTTGCCCCCATGTTCCAAAGACATCCTTAATACACCACTCTCCCTAGATATCGCTTTGAGTGGTGGAATACCAGATGGGACTATCTGTCTCATTACGGGTAAACCAAAGAGCGGTAAAACAACATTGTGCTTGGAGTTAATCAAGAACGCACAGCAACTAGGCCGACCAACATTTTACATTAACGCAGAAAGAAGGTGTTCGCCAGCACTCTTGGCTACAATCCCCGGACTAGACCCAACTCAGCTAAAGGTCATTCCTCACCAGATAGACAAACCACTAACCGCAGAAGATTACCTTAACATCATTGAACGTGTCGCCAAAACACAGAAGAAAGCCGTGGTCGTTGTTGATAGCCTAGCAGCACTGTCCACAATGACAGAACAAGAATCAGAAATAGGTTCCAACAAAGACATGGCCGGTCCAGCGAAGCTGTTGTCTGCGTTTTTCAGGAGGGCGCAGCAAATAGTAGACCAGAACGATGTCATCATGATTTTCATTTCCCAGATGATTACAAATAGAGAACCAAAGGGTCCTAAGTTCATAGAAAAGGGTGGGATCGCTGTTCAGTATGCCTGTTCTGTCTGGCTAAAAGCAACATGGACAAAGCTATGGGACAAAAACCCAGAGACCAACGCCCCGGACGGGCACGACCTGCATATAACGGTACAGTCGTCTGCTATGGGTCGACCCCTCTTACCATGTGTTCTTCCTCTAAGATACGGAATGGGGATAGATAGCGTCAAAGACATAGTCACCAACGCAGAAAATCTCGGCTTAATTGAGAAAGCCGGTGCATGGTATTCAATCCCAATGTTCGAAGAGAATGGCGAGATCCCTAAGTTCCAAGGATTGGCTAGGTTATCAAATTACCTTAGGGAGAACCCAGAGAAGTTGTCACAGCTTGAACAGGAAGTGAGAGATGTCGTATTACCACAAGGGGAAACCGATGAGTAAGATTGCTGAACAACTCGAATGGTTACCAGAACCGTTTGAATTTACTACATGCCCAGACGATGGAAACCTATTACGAGCAGCGCACCTTGTTGGTACGAGAAACAGTCCAGACCCAAGCACAAAGAATGGCGCTATCTTAGTACACAATGGTGGTCAGGTGTGCGCGGCTAACCGCTTTCCTGAAGGTATAGATGCCACGGCCGAAAGACTGTATGACAGACCAACGAAATACAGACTAGTAGTTCATGCAGAAGAAGGGGTTATTTTACTTGCTGCTAGGTGTGGGATTGCTACGAAATCAGCGACTATATACTGTCCTTTCTTTTCCTGTTCCAATTGCGCCAAGGCAATCATCCAGGCTGGGATCACTAGACTTGTTGGTCATGCACAAACCATGGTACATGCAGGCGATCATCAGAACTGGATTGATACAGTCGTCAGCGGATGGGAGATGATGCAGGAAGCTGGTGTGCAGCTTGTCTTGTTCGATGGCAAACTTGGCGTTGACGCTCGAATGGACTACAAAGATATTTCGGTGTAACATGGAAGTCAAATTGCTGGCAGGAGGAACAACCAACGTTCGCCTAGGCAATAAGCGATTCCAACCAGATACCACAGGAAGATCAAAATTTCAGCACGAAATTGGCTTACAACTTGTCGATGAATATCCACACGATGCCATATTTACAGAAGTACATGTGCCGGGCGAAAATTTTTTCCTGGACTTTTTCGTACCATCCGTAAAGCTAGTTGTTGAATGTCATGGCAGACAACATCAAGAGCATGTCAAACATTTCCATAAAACTAGACAAGACTTCCATAGGCAACAAGACACAGATGGTCGGAAGAAGAGATGGTGTAAACTGAACGGTTTCCGTTTTGTAGAGGTCCACGATGGGTAGTCTAACAGAAGAAGCAAGTCGATACAGGCAGCAACTCGATCTTTGGATCGAGAAGCTTGGGTTACCACAATACCAACCCACAAGCGACGAAATAGAAAATATTCTTAGTTTCACCAGAGACGACCTGAGACAAAGGTCTTCTACGGAATTGTCAGAAGAC